ATAAGATTAGAGAAGATGATACTGACTCGATGATTGTGGATCGATGGTTTCAGACGGTCTGTCGCAATATTGCATTGGAAGTTTATGAGCAAGAGCAAGCGGATCCGGACAACAGAGGGGATTTAAGGCAGATTAGACGTAAAGATATTGGAAACGGTCGTTCCGAAATCAGTTGACATTTTGTCAAGTTAGATGTACAATACACACTCAGACACTACAAGTTATTATTATGAAATATATTATAATTGACACGGCAAATCTCTTTTTCAAGTCTCGACACATTGCTAGTCGTAGCTCTAGCGAATGGGAAAAAGTGGGCATGGCCCTTCATCTAACACTAAGCGGAATACAAAGCATTGTTAGAAAATTCGGAGATCAGAATCAGCATGTTGTATTTGCATTAGAGGGTAGAAGTTGGCGTAAGGATTTCTATGAGCCCTATAAGCGTAATCGTCAGGTAAAACAAGCAGCACTGACTCCTGCTGAACGATCTCTAGACGAGTTATTTTGGAAAACATACGATGAATTTACAACGTTTTTACGAGGATCTACAAATACTAGTGTTCTTCAATGCGATATCGCCGAAGCAGATGACATTATTGCTCGATTCATTCATCTTCATCCCAACGACGATCATTATATTATTTCCAGTGATAGCGACTTTGTTCAGTTAATTGCATCTAATGTTAAGCAATACAATAGTATTAGTGGTCATTTGATCACGCTAGATGGCTATTTTGATGAGCGTCAGCGTCCTGTAAAAGATAAAAAAACAGGAGAGTATCGAGTTCTCGGTGATCCTGGTTGGCACTTATTTGAGAAATGTATGAGAGGGGATACCAGCGATAATGTATTTACAGCGTACCCTGGTGTTAGAACCAAGAGTACCAAGAACAGTGTAGGATTGCTGGAAGCATATGCTGATAGAAACACTCGTGGATTTACCTGGAACAATCTTATGCTACAACGTTGGACCGATCATAACGGTGTAGAACATCGAGTATTGGATTGTTATGAGCGTAATCGTACACTATGTGATCTTAGTGCTCAGCCAGAAGAAGTCAAGAACAAAGTAGATTCTGCTATAAAACAGGGACTAAGAAGAGAGCATATCTCTAATGTTGGAATTCGTTTTATGAAATTTTGTGGGAAGTATGAACTTGTCAAGATTGCTGAAAGCGCTGAGCATTATGGTCGTTGGCTAAATCGTGAATATCAAGGAGAACTTCTATGATGACTACTAAAGACGCTCTTCAAGCACTATCTAGAATACAAATTACGCAACAAGAACATGTCGAGATTTCAAATCTTATCAAAAAACTTATGATGGATATTGAGATTCTGAAAATAGAGTTATCCAAATATGTTGACATTAAAGATAAACAGGTGTAATATTTAATCATGACAATTATAGCAAAACCAATCGTAAAAGATCAACTATGGGTTCTTACCGATGGACAATCAAAGATCGGTAATATTGAGCATGATCAGGGTCTGTATCGTGTAAAGATTGGCGATCATGAGATCTCGGTTGAGAATAAGCGAAGTATTCAGCGTATTGCCAAAATTGAGTTCGAACATCCTAGTAATATCACAACTACTAGCAAGATTCCTTATGCTCGTTGGCCTGTACATACTACTCCTCATAATAACATGTATGATGTTAAGAGAAAGATTCATCTCTATACTGATGATTCTAAGAGCAAATGCTATTACGCTGCCGGGTATTTTGCTCTCAAGATGAATGATGTATGGAGCGTAGAGTTCTGTCCTAAGTATATATTTATTAGTCGCTATCCCTATCACGGACCCTATCTTACTCAGGAACAAGCAAATAATAGCATAAATAATGTATGATTAATGTAAAGCGATTTATAGACAGAGTATCACGAGTAGATGCTAACTCTAATCGTGACTTTGTTATGCCCGTTGAGGAAGCCAGAGCACTTAGAGATGAAATTGCTCATATTTTGGCGGATAAGATCATGGTCAAGGGAAATGACTCAATGATTGAGGTTGAGATTAAAGGCGGTAAATTTTAATGTCTAGAACACAACCAAAAGTTCTGCTAGAAATGGTAGATAAACGAACCTATAAATCTGATCAAGTTCTAGAAGCTAGCGGTATATGGGCTATTTTCTTTGATGGGCAACCAATAAATTTAAAAAATCAACACTATCTAGATAGTAATGCTGTGCCCAAATATAAAAAGACAAGTTTCAGTAACCCAGGACATGCTAGAAATCTATGCAAAAAATTAAACATTCAGTTTAAAACGGATAAGTTTACTGTGGTGTTTATGAACAGCGGAACGGTGGTTTATCCTGATTAATGAGCCTTTTACCAACCAGAGAAGAAATTACCATTAAGGTTTTGAAGGAGTTAGACGATAACGGCCCTGAATCTATTAAAGAAGCTCTAAGAACGTGGTGGGTAAATCCCAGAGAGCATGGTGGATTCAGACTTACAACTGATGGAATTTTAGCCTTTCAGAGAGCTAAACTGACACAATATGAACTACCACTGATAAAAAGAGAAGATTTGGATCCTTCATCAACTACAGGACCTCCACAAGAATCATGGTCACGAGTAGTACTAGCATTACAGCATAATCTAACAACTCCCTATTTTTTATTCAGACACTCGGGAAAGATAACAGTTATAGTATTTGATGGTAGAATTGCAAGTATATGTATGCTTTACGGATCGGTATATGACTACATACTAAGTATCATGAAAATGGAAGAATAGAGGTCATCGTATCACTGTTCTCACTCGTTAATATTAATACAGTCATACAAGTTACGTGTTCAGCGAGTATGATAGTGGTCTCGATAAGGGATTAGTGGACACAAAAACTCATTAATGAGGGTATTATGACTAAAGTTTTAGCCGCTCTAATCGCTGGAGCATTTGCAGTAACCGCCTTTGCCGCTGACGCAAAGAAAGAAGAAAAGAAAGATGCACCAAAGGCCGAGGCCAAGAAAGAAGCAGCAAAGAAGTAATTTTATAAAAGGGCACTTCGGTGCCTTTTTATTAGTATTTTTTATGTGATCTATGTGCAGCGTATTTTCTTTGATGAGATAAACAACAGCATTTTATTCTCCAATTTTTATGCATGTTATTACACTCATCTAATGCACATTTTCTTTCTTCCATGATAAATTGTTCTCTTTTATGATAGGGTTTTTTGGTGATTCCTTTACCATAAAGTTTTAAAATTCTGTCGCTATTTATTTGTAGTGAAGATTTAGTTTCGGTAATCAATTTTGATTCAAACGATAATGCGTCTCTTTTATGAAAGAATTCTGCAATAATATAATGTTCGAACGAGTCAAAATTTCTCTTAACATAGCTATTGGATGTAAAATAAATTTTGCCAAAATCTTCAGATGACGGTACTTTGTTGGCATATCTATAACCAATGTAAAATCTGCCGCTCGATTTTTCTATACACATGTAGACATATGGTAATACTTTTTCGGATTTATATATCATGTATCTATTTATTTTACTAATATCTCATGAATAAATAACATTGAGAAACACACATACACATAAAGGATTATAAAAATGTTTATTACACAGTTCATGCTCAATATCCTTGAGCGTCTAGCCGAAATGTTTCCGCAAGATCATTATCAATCACGCTTAGAAGCATATTTGGCACGCCGCAGTATAACCGATGCGGCTACTCTAGATAACTACATCAAAGAGTTTGAATACAATTCTCACAAGGAACTAACATGATTACCTATGTCTTAGCAGTATTTCATAAAATTTACCTGGCCTTGGAAGCCAGCGGTCAAGCTCGTGCTCGTAGATACTTGAGCAATCATAATCCAGGAGCCTGGCAATGACTTTTATTAAAATACTTTATGAAGTATGGTGTACTGGATTAGTAGCCAGTCATCTTACTCGCCGAGGTAAATGGCAAAGTGCAGTTAAGTTAATGGGACGATAATGATGGAACTCACTTTACTATTCACATTTGGCGTTCTTATCTTCTTGTGCGCTGTAGTAGCGATTGATGAAATGCTAGATAGCAAATTCACTTTGGGCGAAGAATGGGATTTTGTTACTCCAAATAATCGCCGCAGAAGTTGACAGCAGTATAAATAATTTTGTATATTACATACAGTGAGACACATGATGTTTAATCAACCACTACTTTTCATTGACAGCGTACAGAATGCTAAAATGCAATTCGTAGAAAAATATGTACGCCATCCAGACCTCAAAAATGATATGATCATCTATATCGACGCACAAAGTAGATTTTTACATAGTGCTGTAGAAGCTACCACTGGGATCATATCCACTTGTATGAGAGAATTTTATCATACTAAATTGGAGAAGTTATTGAATCCATTTGGTATTGATTGGCACAAGGCTGGTTGGGATGCCTGGATCGCTCAAAATCGTGCGGAACAAAAAACCAACAAATGACATACACACACAAGGAGAAAATTATGTCTGACACATTTCAATTACCGAAAGTACCTGAAGTCAAATTTAACAAGAACGGATATGAAATCCGAACCGAAATTCTCAAAATGGCCAAAGACCTAGTCGCAGAAGAATATCATAGCAAGTTTCACGGTTGGGAACTGAGTGTAAACCGTGATGAAAAGGGTGTAGTGACTACTACTGTTGGCATGCCTCCTTTTCCTGGTCTTGATCAAGTTCTAAAAACAGCAG